TGGCGAAGCATATTTGTCTATACGTCAACTGGCAGCCAATGTGACTGATACTACTAAAACAGTAGCAGATCAGCAGAAAGAAGGTGCAGTCATGGGCGTTAGACTAGCTGACCGTGCTGATCAATATGGTAAACAATTTATTTTTGCAGCGAATGCCGTTGAGGTTGAAGGTGCCGACACATTAATGGCCATGCAGGGTATTAGAAACAAATTAAATGATCAGGGAGTTAAAACAATTGCTGACGCAGAAGCGCAACTGGACAGTGTGCAAGGTAGACAACGACAACGTGAGCAGAGTCAAGCTGCTACTATGGCCGAATCTGACAATGCAATGAAAAGATTGACAGCAGCGGTAATAGGTATAGTCAATCCAATAGTTGATGCATTTATGCCAGCAATCACATTCACAACCAATGTTGTGACTGGCCTTGCAGTTATTTTGGAAAATTTTGGAAAAACAGTAGCAACAATAACTGCTCTTATAGTTGGCGGAATCGCAGTTGGCGGCGTTATAAGTGCTTTCAAGAAAAAAGGCGCCGCTGGTGCAGCTGGAAAATCATCTGCCGGTAAAGGATTATTTGGCGGACTTGGTCCACTAGGTACTAAAGATAACCCTATGTACGTGATTATTGCAGGAAGTGGTGGTGTTGCCGAAAGCATTGCTGATAGCGTTGCTGATGCAAAGTCTGGAGGAAACAAAGGCACCCCTAAAGAAAAATCTCAAACTAGACAAAATAGAGAAACCAAAGCGGATAAATTAAAAAGTATCAAAAGTGCAGGAACCTTGTTAAAAGGTCTTGGTATTGCAGGCACACTGGTTGGCGCTGTGTCGGCTCTTAGTGAAATAGGACAAATTGAGAAGGATTTGGCCAAAGGAAAAATTACCAAGGAAGCAGCTAGATCCCAAGAGGGCGGCGTGGCGGGTGAACTAGCAGGCGGCGCAGCTGGCGGTTGGGTAGGCGGTGCATACGGTGCAGCTTTGGGTACTATGTTGTTGCCCGGAATAGGCACGGTGATTGGCGGAGCAATTGGTGCCATGGCGGGCGGATTTGGTGGCGGCTATCTGGGTGGTTTGGCGGGTAAAGAATTGGGCAAATCTTCTGTCACTGATAAAATATCAGAAAAACCTGCTGGTGAAAGTTATGTTGCAAATGCTGATCAACAGATCATTGACTTGTTGACAAAACAACATAATGAATCAGAAAAAATTAGAATATTGCAACAAAAATCCAATAGCCATTTGGATGATATCAAGAGTCTTGATGATTTTAACAAGCTAAAATTAAAATAGTAAATACATGTCAAGGAAACTAATCAAATGACATGGCGCAAGTATTTTACTCCCGTTGTTAACCCTTCTGGCAAATTGAGTCCAGTTAATGGTTTGACTAACATGCCTTCTGGCAACAATCCCAGTAGAACCAATTACAGTAGTTTTTTACCTGATGTCTATGCTGGCCACCCCAATCGTCTTGAACGATACGGACAGTATGACACCATGGACAGTGACAGTGAAGTTAATGCTGCCTTTGATATATTGGCTGAATTTTGCTGTCAGCTCAATGATGAAAATGGCACCCCATTTCAAATAAAATTCAAAGAACAGGCCACAGCCACTGAAGTAAAAATCATTAAAAAATATCTACAACAATGGTGTAAACTCAACAAATTTCCTGTGCGTATTTTTAAAATTGTAAGAAACGCATTCAAGTTTGGCGACAGTGTTTTTGTCAGAGATCCGCAAACACAGGCTTGGATGTATGTGGATCCTGCCAAGGTAGATAAAATCATCGTGAACGAAAGTGAAGGCAAACGACCTGAACAATACATTATCCGTGACTTTAATCCCAACTTTGAAACATTAGCCACTACTGCCATACAGCCCAGTAATCAACATGGCGGCGGCAACACTTTTGGCGGCAGCTATGGCACTGGACAGGGCGGCGCAGGCGGAGCAAGAGGCATGACTGGTTCCTATCCCACCACGGCCAACTCTAGTAGATTCAGTGAAAATCAAAATCAATATGCCATAGATGCCAAGCATGTGATTCATATTTCAATGAGTGAAGGGTTGGACAACAACTATCCCTTTGGCAACAGCTTGATGGAAAGCATATTCAAAGTGTTCAAACAAAAGGAACTATTAGAAGATGCAATTTTAATTTACCGTATACAACGAGCACCAGAACGCAGAGTGTTTAGCATTGATGTGGGCAACATGCCCAGTCATTTGGCCATGGCATTTGTGGAACGAGTCAAAAATGAAATCAATCAAAGACGTATTCCCAGTGCTGGCGGCGGTGGCCAAAGTCTAATTGATGCCAGTTATAACCCACTTTCTGTAAATGAGGATTACTTCTTTCCTAGAACTGCAGATGGCAAAGGCTCTGATGTTAAGATATTGGAAGGCGGTAAAAATATTGGTGAAATTGACGACCTTAAGTATTTTACTAACAAACTTTTTAGAGCTCTTCGTATACCATCAAGTTATTTGCCCACAGGCAGTGATGATGGAGGCAGCAACTACAATGATGGTAGAGTGGGCACTGCATTTATTCAAGAATTGAGATTTAACAAATACTGCGAACGCTTACAAAGTCTAATTAATGACCCGTTTGATATAGAATTTAAACTATATCTGCATAATCAAGGTATCAATATTGACAACAATCTTTTTGATATCAAATTCAATCCACCACAGAATTTTGCCAGTTATCGTCAAGCAGAAATGGATACAGCTCGTGTGACCACTTTCAGCACCATGATGGCTGTGCCTTTTATCAGCAAGAGATTTGCTTTGGAAAGATTCTTGGGCTTGACCAAAGAAGAAGTTACTGAAAATGAAACATTGTGGCAGGAAGAAAATGTTGACCAACCTCAGTATTTGGGTGCTGGCAGTGAACTAAGAAGTGCAGGAATTACCGCAAACAACATGTCAGGTGACATAAGTGGATTAAGCGCACCCATGCCAGAGCCCAACATGGCTGGCGATGAAGAGCCTGGTGCTGTAGCCCAAACTGGAGCAGAGCCCCCAGGCGCCAATCCAGGCATTGTGGGATAAATATTGGCATGATACTGAGAGAATTTTTATATTTTGATCGAGAACAAAGCACCATGAGCGATGACAACCGCTACAATAATCACAACGACTCCTCTGTGCTTAAACAGCGAGATCTAAGGAAAACACGATTGACCTTGGGCATGATCAACGATATTAGGCGAGCCAGTGAAGCACATGATCAAGAAAAAAAGAAAGAATTGACCTTGATAAGAAAAATGTACGCCGCTGCACAAGAAAATCCCGTATAATATAACAATATAAAGCACAATATTATGAACGCCGTTAACAGTTAAATATTTCATAACAAAATAAAGAATTATCTAGTTTAAATTCATTCTTCACGGCCAAAACAGTCGGTTTTGGGCCTATTTCACACATCTAAATTCAAGACATTGTAAATATTGGTACAGCATTGCCGCTAACAATAGGAGAATTACAATTATGTCAACGAAATTTGAACAACTTTTAGACTACTTGGTCAACGAAGATCATGAAAAAGCTAACGAACTTTTCCATGAGATCATAGTTGAAAAGAGTCGTGAAATCTACGAAAATCTTATCGCTGAAGAAGACGATGAAGGCATGGATCCAGATATGGACGAGTCCATGCATGATGAAGAGAATCTAGAAGATTCCTACATGATGGATGATGATGAAACTGGCGATAGTACAGATGACTTTGGTGGTGAAATTTCTAATGATGGTGATAACTTTGATGCATCCACTGACGATGAACACGATCATGAAGGTCAAGAAGATTCCGCAATCATGGACATCAAAAACGCTATTCAAGAACTAGAAGCAGCTTTCGCTGAATTGGAAGCTACCCAAGACAGCGAAGAACACGATATGGGCGCTGATGACGACATGGGCGCTGATGACGACATGGATGACGAAGGCATGTACATGGAAGGCCGTCGTATTACTCGCGAATACGTGGAAAAAGTTGGCCAGGATTGGGATAAGAATGCACAGAAGGGCGAACAGCACAAGATGGCTGGAGCTGGCACTGGCGACAATGAACATGCAGGTGGCCGCAACACCAAAAGCCCAGTAAGTTCAGGCAAAGGCAAGCCAACAACTGGCGCAACTGCTCAAAACATTGTGACAGATCAAGATCGCGAAAACGAAGACGGTGTTAAGCCATACGGTAAAGTAGGCGGCGTAGTCAAAACTGGTGGAGAATTCACATCCAAAGATTTGAAAAATCGTCCAGGTTCAGATGCTGGTAAAACAAGTTTTAAAACCAAAGTCAGCGGTTATGAGTATGGTAAAAATACTGAAATGTCAAAACCTCATGGCTTAAACGCAGGTGCTCGTACTGGTGAGAATGCCCCTCAAAGTGAAACAAATCCGCGCAGTGTTGTAAGTGGAAGTGTAAAATAATTAGAGAAACAGGATGAAAATAGCCTACTTACGCGAACATCTCAGCTTTGATCAATCTGGCATTGTAATGGAGTCAGATGACAAAGATGGCAAAAGCCTTTATTTGAAAGGCATAGCCATACAGGGCGGAATACGTAATGCCAATCAGCGAGTGTATCCAGTGGATGAGATTGATCGTGCAGTCAGCACATTGATGGATCAAATCAAAAATGGTTACAGTGTGTTGGGTGAGGTTGATCATCCTGATGATCTCAAAGTCAATTTGGACCGAGTCAGCCACATGATAACACAGATGTGGATGGAAGGACCAAACGGTTATGGCAAGATGAAAATTTTGCCTACGCCAATGGGACAACTAGTTCGTACTATGCTCGAAGCCGGTGTAAAACTTGGCGTCAGTTCTCGTGGTAGTGGCAATGTCAACGACATGAATGGCCATGTATCCGATTTCGAAATTATCACAGTAGATGTAGTTGCCCAACCCAGTGCGCCTGGTGCGTATCCCACTCCCGTTTACGAGCATTTGATGAATGCACGTGGAGGAGCAAGGTCGTTCCGTGTGGCACAGGAAACAAAAGAAGATCCAAAGGCCCAGAAATATTTGCAGGAAAGTCTCTTGCAAATTATTAAAGGTCTAAAATAAGCCCGAGGAGATATAAATGTTGGAAGCATTCAAAAAATTAATTGAGTCAGGGGTAATGACAGAAGAAACAACGCAAGTTGTGGAAACTGCCTTTGCTCAAAAGATTCAAGAGACACGCGACCAAGTTACAGCAGAACTACGTGAGGAATTTGCTCAAAAATACAATCATGATAAAAGCGTGATGGTAGAAGCAATTGACCGCATGTTAGCTGATCGCTTGACCGCAGAGATGACAGAATTGCACGAAGACAAACTAGCTCTAGATGAAGCAAAAGCAAAATACCGTCAACGTATCAGTGAAGATGCCAAGAAACTAGAAGGATTTGTTATCACGCAATTAGGAAAAGAATTGGCTGAATTTCAAGGAGATCGTAAAAAAGTTTCTGAGAATTTCAGCAAATTAGAGCAATTTGTTGTTCACGCTCTAAGTAAAGAGATCAAAGAATTTGCAATTGACAAACGTGACCTAGCTGAAACTAAAGTTAAGTTAGTACGTGAAGCCAAAGACAAATTTGAAGAAATCAAACAAAATTTCGTTCAACGTGCCGCTAAGGTAGTTGAAAGTACTGTTACACGCAAGTTAACTACTGAAATCAAGCAATTGAAAGAAGACATTGATAATGCTCGTAACAATGACTTTGGTCGTAAGATCTACGAAGCATTTGCACAAGAATTTGCCGGGTCATATCTAAATGAAAAATCTGAGACAAGTAAATTGTTAACGATTATCAATAAAAAAGAACAAGAACTAGAAGAGGCAAAACACGCTATAGCAGAGAAAGACACTCTAGTGGAGTCTACACAACGCGAAATTCGCGTTACTAAAGACTTGATGGAGCGTAAGGCTGTTATGGGT